TTGTCAAGCAAATCTTTTGTAATAGCTAATTTTGCAACATCATCTGAATGCTGTGGATTATGGAAAGGGCCAGCCTTTCGTGGAGCAGAAGAGTCTTTAGTTCTTTCTCTAGACTCTCGACGAACTCTAATCCTTTCAATTCCCGGCATCTCTCTAAATCGTTCTAATAAGGTTTCTTGAGATATAATATCTCTGTCTGCCAACTGCATTAACAACTGCTTTTGCGCAGCTTCATCAGATAGTATGATTGAATCAAAATGCATTTCAGCTGGAAACCTAAAACCCATCGCCTTTTGTACCATTGCAATTTCTTGAGCCCAGAAGCCTTTTAATACTTCTCTACCGTATTCTAATCTTTCAATAAGTGTTTTCAGGCTAACATAGTTATTAGTATATCCTCCAGTTGCGCCAGCAGCTCCAGTGAGTGTAGGAGGGATTCCAAGCCCAGCATAAACGCTAGTTAAAACAGGTTGGTATTTTTCTGCACCCAAAAATTTGTATACTTGAGTACTGCTTTCCTTGAAGTCGATTTCTGGACCCCAGACTAAATCCATTGTACCACCACCGACGTTACTAGCCAAAATATCACGCAGTCTATTGATAGCAGCTTTCGTAGGAATAATCTTATGATCTAAATCTCCAATAGTCCATAACCGAACATTTGAAATAGCACCATCTAGAGCCGCTAAGTCAGCGAGCTTCATTTTTTCTAACATAATAATGTCATCAAGAATAGCATAGATCATTGGGTTTGCCCAAAGATTCCAGTCATCCTTTTTGTAATGGAATACAGAAAGCTTATTTTGATCTAGCTCAATTTCTCTATCACCGTTTTTGAATTTCCTCATTATGTCAGTGGGGAGCTGTTTATTAACTCCTTTTCTACCTTGATAGCTCATCATGGAATTTATAGTGTTCTTTGAAACTTTTAAAACATATTCTAAATCCCCGGCGAACTCTCCGCCATTATTTTTTACATCAACAGCCATAGGATTCAAGAAGTCATACTTCCAAGGTATGACTCTTCGTTCTACCGGAACATTTTCTATCTTCATGTCGGCGGCAGCGGTACTTCTTTTCATTTCTGCTTCTTTGTTTTTATTTATGCGAGCAGTGCGCCTTTTTACTACAACATTTCCGCATCTATACAAATAGTTCAAAAACCTTTCAGAGCGATCAATGCCATTTACATTTTCAAACCATTTTCGATAGAACTTCTCTACATTTCTATTTGGATGAACTAAAGTAATTCCTTGAGAAGCAAAATCGCCCATTAAGTCAATAACGTTTCTGATGATACCAACCTTGTCATAAGCCTGCATACACATCTTGATGATACGCTTCTGCTGTTTAGGTACAGCTTCTCCGGGACGGAAAGCGGTATAGTCACTGCGGTAAAAAGAAGGCCTTACAGAGCGATTTGATTCAACATCAATGAATGTTCGATAGTCATATGCAAAAGACTTCTGTACACCATCGTAAGCGTTAACGTTGTCCGATGCCTTTTCATATGCCTTACTTCGCTCTTGCTCATCGTCCCATGTTAAGTATAGATCATCTGACATTTATATTGCTCTCCAACCAATAGTATTGTTAATTGTATTGTAAATCATTATACACACAATTAATAAATATCGCCTATATTTTCTGTAAACCATGATGGGCCATTGTAGAGCGGGCCGTCATCTTTCTTCTTTTGTGGCTCGTTTCTGTTGGCGAAACCTCCATAATGATCGTATTCAGTAACTGATTGTTTAGTACCATAATGTCTAGCACTCATATTCGCCATGATTAAAGAAGAGTAACGGTCCTTTCTAAGTCGGCTCTTTTTCCCTGCCGCTACCTTTATTTGAGGAGTATCCCACCGTTCTCTTCCTGTGTTTGTTTGAGTCATGATAATCATAGAAAGCTCATTCTTTAATTCTTCTATTTCCATAACACAATCTTCTAACGTATCATAAATTCTGCCTGTCCTACTGTCTTCTTCTGCAGATAGCCCAAGACTAACGGCATCAAAAGCAGGAAATAATACGAGCTTGTCTTCAAAGTCTTTTCTAAGTCCATGATTTGCTTCTGCTAACCAATCATACTTTGCAAACTGACACATCTTTAAAATATGTAGACCTTGTTCATTATCTGTGTCTTTTGGTTTGTCCCAATCAATAACAGGCCATATTTTGAGCTCACCCTCTTGAACCTTGTCCTTATCGTGCAAAGCTTCCATAACAGCTATACCACCACCCTGAGCATCTAGTGCGATCTCTACACAAGGAAAGACTCTCATCAGATTTCTGATCTTTCTAGCGCAGTAAGAATAAAAATCGTCTTCGTCTACAAGGTGAGCCTTAAGCTGGTCTCTATGCTGACTCCTGTTTGTAGTCCAAACATGAACAACTCTCCTATGGGTCGCATTTAATTCCAAAACTACAATACTGAAATTATCGACTTCAGATGCCGGGTCAACACCAAATATATATTTTTTCTCCGGGTTACCTTTAAGCATTGATTCAAATTGTACTTCTTCGCCTTTTATTTTTAATCCGTTCTCTTCTGAAGCTATACAGTTTTCTATTAATGACCTCTTGAAGAAGCCCTGACTGTCCGTAGTAAAACATGCCCCATATTCCATTTGAAAGATACCAGAGTGTATCGTAGCTCTCGCTCTTTCAATTTGTCCCTCATCCATAAAGCCATCAGGCAAAGACGTAACAGGCATGCGGATTACTGAATATTCATTCCAAGCAAAATCATCTGGAACATTCTGACCAAATACTTCTTGTAATTTAAACTTGTCACCCTTACTGTTTATAATTGAGCGATATCTCTTCCAATAATCTGCAAAGTGATTAAAATCATAATATGCCGTACCAGATAAAATAATTTGGTTTGACTTCTCAACTACACCGGATTGTTGACTAGGGTCTTCGATTACAACACCTAACTCTTTTGCTTTTTTCTCTTGCGCTCTTTGTTTTACTTTTTCTATAGGTGAAGCTGCCACCGCAGCAAAACCAGCTACAACATTTTCAAAAATGTCTCTAGGAATAGACGCAAACTCGTCAGCAATAATATCATTTGCTCGCTGACCACGAATCTTACTTCCGTCGCCTAAAGGAAGACATGTAATTGTACTATCGCCAATATGCATTATGCATCTATCGACATCTCTTCTTGGTCCACTCCTAGAACCGCACAGGTCTCTCAGAACAGGCGCATTCTTCCAAATGGTGTCCATGTATTCAAAAAGAACTTTCGACTGCCTAAACGCCGCACCGACGACGATAATTTTTCTCTTGGGCATAAACAAAGCTCGAAGTAGAGGATAGACAGAAAGTATGAATGACTTACCCATACCACGACTACCAACAAGCATTGGAAATTTCTTATTCCATATTTCTTTTAATAGCAGAGACTGAAACGGAGAAATCTCTATGTTCAAGATATATTTACACGCGAACGAAAAATACTCTGGCTGCATAAATAGCCAAGCTATTCTTTCTAAAATTTTGTCTGTATCGCCGTCATGAAATATAAAATCAATCGGATTAAATAAATTCTCATCCTTAACATTGATACCAAGCCAAGCATCTTGTAATACTTTTTCTATGTTCTCTTTTTTCATTATAGTCTCTTAAGTATATTTTGTATTGATGTATTCTGACCTGTGCCAAATAGTATGTCGGCAAAACCATATTGAACCGCCTGCGCTCCATCAAGTATCCAATCTTCTTTTACATTCAATCTGCGTTTGAGAATTGCCTTGATTTCTACTGGCTTTCTACCTTTAAAGGCTGGTCCCTTCTTACAGGAATCAACAAATATATCATACATTAATTCTTTTGACTTTTTAAGGGCCTCAGCGTTCGATATAAACTGTTTTGTTGTGCCATTGGTCTCACAAGACCCTTCATGGATTAACCACTCTGTATGAGGGTGTGTGACCCTTAGACCTTTACCTACAACAGCTTGTGGAATTATACTTCCCATAGAAGATGCTGAACCATAACATACAAACAAAAATTTACACTTGCTCGCCTTAATTGCGTCGTAGATCGCAAACCCAGCAGCTTGGTCTCCTCCGATGTTGTATTGGTGAACAATAATAGGTTGTGGGCCAAGAGACTCAAGCATTATAAGATTCTTCAGAAAGGTAGCTGAATCTTTAGAATCTAAGCCGTCGTCTCCAGACCCGAGGAATATTTCTCTAGTCTGACTAAGCAATCCGTAGTCCTGCCAATTTGATAGCGCGGAATATATTTGAGTCCTATTAGTCTTGACCATGAAACATCTCATTCAACCTCTTAAATATACTATCGGTAACCTTGAAAGCATTTGTTTTGTTGTCACAGAATAAAACATGTATACTATGCCAAGTTTGATACTCCAGTAAACTCTTTAAAAGATATTTACCAGTTATTTTTCTTTTGCTTATTTGTGCCTGCACATAATCAGGTCTTCGATTTTTCATATTGTCACTAAATATAGAATTTGGATAATCAATCAAGTCCGACATAGAAAATTCACACACAATATATTTGAATGGATACTCAATCATTCTTTGTATTTCAGCATCAAATCTTTTCTTTTGTTTTCCTAAATTGTTGGCAATTTCTTCGACGCTCATTTTTCTTTCAATACAAACTTGATCCTCAAAACCCTGCAGTGTATAATCTCCAGTCTTAAGTGTCTCAGTTAACATACCGCTACATCGGTCAACTTTATTAAAAATCCAACCACGCTGTTCTCTGGTGTCTTTTATAACTGTATAGTTTGGTATTTTTTTCTTAGCCATCTATCAATCCTAATAAATAAGACTCGTAGTGTGTTTCTTTGCCTGTGACTTCCTTGTGACAATTATAACATAATGTTATTCCATTATTTACATCAAATCTCAAAGAAGAAGCGCTTGCCCACTTTCTAATATGGTGAACATACAGTTTTTTTCTTTTTCCACTAACTTTACACATCTTACAGGTAAATTTATCCCGCTTCAAAACATCCTTGCGAAATTTCTTGTAAGCCGGATCGTCGTAATTCCTCATTTATATCTGCCTCCACCATTCTATGTGCTAACTCTTGAAATTTTATTTGTGGTTCCCATCCGAGCTCTTCTGCTGCTTTGGTTGGGTTACCAAGTAAGTAATCAACTTCAGCGGGTCTAAAGAATTCAGGGTCAATGTACACGTACTGATCCCAATCACCAAGGCCAGCGTACTTAAAAGAATATTCCAAGAAGTCCTCAACGCTGTGTGTTTCTCCAGTAGCGACGACATAATCATCTGCAGTTTCTTTTTGTAACATAAGCCACATTGCTTGAACGTAGTCTTTTGCATGTCCCCAGTCCCTCCTTGCTTTTAAATTTCCAAGTCCTAACTTAGGAAAGTTTTCATCCTTTCCAGAAGCGAGAAATCTTCCAATCCATTTTGTGATTTTGCGAGTAACAAAGTTTTCTCCTCGTCTTTCGCTTTCGTGGTTGAATAGAATTCCGCTAGAAGCATAAATGCCATAACTGTCTCTGTAATTTCTAACCAAGTGATGCGCAGCTAATTTTGCGATAGCATATGGAGATTGAGGCATGAATGCAGTATTCTCGTCTTGATATTTGCCATCTTCTGTAAGAGTAAAGTTTTTACCAAACATTTCGCTAGAAGAGGCTTGATAAAATCTAATATCATTAACTCTAGGAGAAACTCTGATTGCTTCTAAGATATTTAGACATCCTCCACCAGTTACATCCCAAGTAAGAGTCGGCTGCTTAAAAGATGTGCCAACGTGAGATTGAGCAGCAAGATTATAAACTTCGTCTGGTTCAAACTTATTAATAATGTCAGAAACGCAAAAAGCGTCTGTGATGTCTCCTTCAACTAAAGTGAAGTTCGCATTTTTTATATTTTGGCCTAATCGCTCCGTCGTATCCACGCTACTTCGTCTAGCGACACCTACTACTTGGTAATCTTTTGAAAGTAGCAAGTCAGTTAAATAAGATCCATCTTGGCCAGTAACTCCAAAAATTATTGCTGTTTTCAACTTAATCTCCTTTTACAGTATCTGATGAGAGGAAAGGCTGGTCAACTTGCCCGTCTTCATACTTAATATATTCTGATAAGCGCTCTTTCTCTGCTTCTGTAGCTAATCGCATCTTTTCCATCTCTAATCCTATTTGTGTTCTAAAAGTAGGATCTGATGCAATCTTTTTCACCAACGACGCAAACGTTAACTTAGAATCTTCGATAGCCTTGATTCTTTGTTCCCTAGTACCCTTTAGGTCCTTGAGCATTGTTGCTTTGCGTGCTTGCAGATCTTTGTAATCCTTAGATAGCGTCTCTTGAGCCGCCCTGAACATCGCGACCTGTCGCTCTAACGACGAGATGTAGTCACGGTCTTGATCCTCTTTATCCCGCTGTTTCTCAACGGATATGAGCATCTCGGTATTTTCTATGTTTATAATACTATCATGTTGAGATGTTAGGATTCTGTTCATTAGAATTTCGAGCTTAATAGTATCGACGATTTGAATTTCTTCTGTATGAAACACATCGTCCTTGAATTGAGCCCACATTTTTTTGAAGTGAAACTGAAACATCTCTAATTCAGCCTCGGTAAACTGTTTTTCAAGTTCCTTCCAGTAAGGTTTCCGTTTTAGCTCTTGATGAGCCTCCACCTCCCTTTTCTGTTTCGCTGAGAAGCCAATATTGTCTTCGATATGCTTGGTAATAGATGAAACATCGCGATCTAGTTGATCTGCTATTTCCTGTGGAGAAAGAGCCTCGCAATTCTGCTCGATAAATTGCACCTCTTCTACTGAGAATCTACCTCGTTTCATTAGTTCTCTACGATCCTCCTCACTGTACTCATTATTTCTAGTCGCCTCGCCTTCGGCAATGTGACCCCAGCACACATCCTAAGAAAATCCGCCCTCATACTCGCCGGAATATTTTTCTTTACTAATTGTAAGATTTCTTCGTCAGAAATTTTTGAAGTTAAGTCGTTATCGCCCTTGGCTACACTAAAGTCTTCCAGATTCGCTGGCTCCAACAGATTACGCTTTCTTTTCTGAACTTTTTCGGCTTTCCCCTCATCGTGCCTAAAATAGTTATCCCTCTTGAAGTTTTTAAGCCTGTTACCAATGTGGACAAACAAAAAGTTCTCAAGAGGCTTTCCTTCATCATATCTCTCTAGAGCTTCCATACCTAATATAAAAGCTTCCTGCTGAATATCCTCAGCCGTGTAAAACGCGAATGTAAATTTGTTGGACAATCTTTCAGATACCTTAGCAATCGTGTCAACAACTTCTTGTTCTGACATATTACTAGGGATTCGCATTAAGATTGAGGACCTCTCTGTCTAACGGGCGCCCCATCTTCTTTTGTTAGCTCTTCAATAACAGCTGCAGCTTCTTCTGGTGTCGGATCTTCGACTTCAATCTCTTCAGCAACCGCCTCTTCTAGTTCCTCGGAAGCATTGGCGACAAAATCTCCAGAGGCTTCAACCTTTTTAGGTTCTTCTTTGCTATTGAACATGTGCGCACTCCATTCAATAAAGTGTTAAAAAATAAAATTATGCCTATAATATAATAGGGACATGTAAAAAAGTATACACAAAAAAACGCCTTTTTTAAAAAAACGGATACAAAACATAAGGAAATTGTATGACAGACCAACATAACACAAATGTATTAACCGACTTCACTTTTGCAAACGAGATACTAAATAAACAAAAACCAAATACCGAAGAGTATATTAATGAGTTTCTTGAGCAACGGCTCCCAGAATTTTCTATCGCACAACTAAGAGACCCTGTATTTACAAAAGTACTCGATGAAGCAAACGGTCGCCCCTTGAATATTTTTCAGATAGGAGCTATAGAAACGCTTGAAGGTCTAGCATGGAGAATGGGTTCTGGTTGGAGCGACATCATATGGGGACAATATATCAAACAATATGGAGGAAGTCTAACAATAGTAGACATAAACATGAACCATCTCGGTCATTCTCTCTTAGCCGCCCAAAAGCTAGGCTACGAAGTAGACCTAATCTATGGAGATGCGATAGATCATATTGAAAGCCGGGATTATGACATCTACTATTTAGATGGCTCCAATGATCCCAAAGAAGCGCTGGATCAATATGTTAAGATTAGAGACAAACAGAGCATTGTTATCATTGACGACTATAATATCAAAGGAACACTGATAGATAAATTGAAACCTAAGAATTTTGACTACTGGGAAGTATTTGAAGGGATAGCAGTCATAGATACAAAGGAAAATTAGCAGAAAAGAATTAAGGGCGATTTTAGGTATACTTAAAAACTAAAGCTGAGATGAATGTGAGGTATTATATATATCTGTATGGAAACAACACTGATATTAAATATGGATTATAGTATACTAACTAAACTATCATGGCAAAAAGGTATCACACTTATGCTTAAAGGGGCGATTGTACCAATTGAGTTCCACGAGAGAAGAATATTGGGGGCGAATGGAGAATATTATCCACTACCCAAGGTGGCGATGGTCAAAAAGTTTATATCTTTTACATATAAGGCGGGTCCGAGTCGAAGAAATATATTTTTGCGCGATGATTACACATGTCAGTACTGTGGCACAAAGAATCCAGATAAATTGACTCTGGATCATGTAAAACCAAAATGGCAGGGCGGAAAAGATACATGGGAGAATCTTGTGTGCGCCTGTTTCAAATGTAACTCTAAAAAGGGTGGGCGGACACCAGAAGAGGCGAATATGCCTCTATTGAATCAACCAAGAGAAGATGGGCGGCGACAATACTACCGATAGGCGCGGTTAGGGTGGATTGGGATAGACATTCAATTTTGTGTGTCTTTGTTGTGTTTACACCACCCCGGCAAAGTGACAGTAACAGATGTCAAGATGACAGGAACAAATAACTGGCCCGCCATAATGACAGTGGTATACTGCCAAAATAGGATTGGTATACTATCTAATAAACAATTGACTATTTTGATATTATGTTAAAGTATTACTTGACTTATGGACGATATATATTATACTATAGTAGTTAAGTTAATAAACGAAAACAAAAAAGGAAATGACAATGATAGATAAAGTAATCGAGATAGTAGGTAAGGTATCATTAACAGTTATTGTTGTATATGCAGTATACTTTTATACAACAGAATTAATTAGAATTATTTCTTAAAAATGGTTAAAGGCTATTGACATTTATAGCCGATAAGTTATAATAGAGACATAACAAACAACGTTCTTGAAAGGAACACAACATGACACGCAACGAAGCTAAACTGGAACTGTTCAAAGTCAACCGCAACATCGAAAAGATGGTTGTTGCACACGCTAACGAACTTGGACAGTTCAATAAGAACTGCTTGATGAACGATCTACAACGATTGTGGGACAAGAAGAAGACATTACAAAATACAATCAACGGCTAAATAAACCACCCTGCTGATGGGGGGAAAGGGGCCCGGCGGCCTCGCCCCCTACGAGGGGGGTAAAAAATAAATAACATTATTCTGAGAAAATACTCAAGTACCTATTGACTTTTGACGATATATAGTATATACTACTAGTATAACAATTAAACAACGTTCTCGAAAGGAACACGACATGACTAAAGCACAGGCTCAAATCGAACTGACTAAAACTAACACAGCAATCGAAACTAAGGTTGTTGAGCTAGCCAATGAGCTAGGACAACACAATAAAAATTGTGTGATGAACGACTTACAGTTGTTGTGGGATAGAAAAGATATCCTGAAAAAGTTTATAAATAGTTAAAGATTACCCTTGACAACGACCGATATATATAGTATAATAAGAACATACAAGAGAACGAAACAACAAAGGAAAACAAAATGGCAGGATTCACAGTTAAAAAAGAATTACGATACGACCACGTTAGCCATAGATACTTAGTAGAATGTAGACATGGTAAGCGTTACGCTATCGCTTCATCACATAAGAAGTTAAATCGTGGCGATACAATGAACTGTATTAGTGTAGTAGCAAGAAGCAACGACAGAAACTATTTACTAAATAAATACAAATAAAGTTAAGATTGCTCTTGACAAATGCCGATATATATAATATAATAAGAGTATGACAAACAACAACATTCCAACGAAAGGGAATAACACAATGAGAGTTTCAGAACTACAACCAGCGGCTTACCCGCAATCACCATCAGTAGAGAATCCTAATAGCGATTCTCACAGACTGTTTACTAACGACTTCAATAAGAATAGCTTCATCGAAGCTAACGGAGATGTTGAGATCGTTTGGAACGAACGATATAGTTATTGGATGGTTCCATCCTTTGCCGAAAGTCGCAAGGCTTACGGTGATGCTAAGCAACGCTACTGTGAACAACACGGAAGTGAGTAAGGAAGTGTACAACCTAACGCATCCTGACACTGGGTGTATGGTGTAGCTCGGGTAAAGAACGGCGAAAGTTCGGCAGGTTTTCTAAAGAATTAATTTGCAAATGCCGATAAGTATTATATAATAAGAGCATGAAAGGAACGATATGGATTTTGTAATATATAAATCAGAGGCGGACGACAATGGCCGATTGGTTGAGTTAGTACGCAATAGACACTGTGAAGTTTACGAGGTA